GCCCTTTGTTCCGAAAGCCTGATCAGTTCCAATTACAGGAATTGTCTTCTTATCTTTCTTCTTATACTTGATGTCAACTCGACAGTCAGGGCAAACTTTCAACAAATCAACTGCTCCTTGTGTGAGAATCAATTTGTTGGAATCAAGTGTTACTACTGGATTAGGATTGGTATCAGCTTTCTTCTTAGTACTGGAAGAGGTCTTTTTGGTATCAACTGTAATTTCCTCTTTACCAATATACTTAATCTCACCAGTAGATTCATTCACGTCATAGTGAAACAATACGTCTAATTTCATTATTCTCCAAATTCAAATTTTTTGATTGTATCTATAACCATTTTCATGTTAGGCTCAATGTAAGTTTCCTCAAAACATCCTTTAGTGCTTCTACAAGTATCTTTACCAAGTGACTTAGTTCGGAACTTATAATCTACACTATCATCAGACTCAATAATTTTCTCTGCATAAAGGAGATAATTGAACAAACCATCAATATTCACACTTCTATCAAGCAATTTACCAGTTGTGAAAAGCTTATAATTTGGATCTACATCTGTTCCATCATTAACAATGTGAGATATAAATACCAATACAAGATCATCACGAAGAGTCATTGCTTTAATCAACAAATCATAATAATGCTTTGCTAACTCAGTATGTTTATCGTATCCTTTCTCCAAAGCTCTATTCATTAACTCTTCTGACAACAGATAGTTAGAATCGTCAATTACAAGAACTTTAATGTTAGGAAGGCTCTTATCTACAATATTAAGAATCTTATAAATCTGATCATACTTATTACTGAAAAACCAATTTCCAGATACAGTTTTATCAGCGTTTATCGTTAACTTCTTATAGTTTTTTCTGAACTGTGGAATTGATAACTGCTTTGGAGTGCAGCTAATAATGAAAGTCTCAGCTGGATCTAAATATGCCAACGAAGAACTTTTACCAGTACCAGAAAAACCACCTAATCCTATAATTTGTGCCATTATAAAGTAAACATGTTATTGTTAACTACTTCTTCATCTTCTTTAATATTATTATCATCTAATAAATAATTGGGACTTGTATAAGTCTCATAATCATAAATCTCATCAGGTTTTGGTAACTCTTTAAAGATACCAATACTTCCAAAGAAATTAGTTCCTATTTCTACATCACAATCTCCGAATCGGTTTTTCAGAACCATAATACTTCTAAAATACTGATCCAAAACCTCAATATTATATTTCTTATAAGTTTTGAGATTATCTCGATTAGGATTATAAAGAGCTATCATTACATTACAATCTTGAACAGTATTACCACTATCCTTTGCATCATTTATAGTAAATGCTGATTTACCTGCTTTGAATCTCTCGATATTTCCTTGCTCTCGATTAGCTTGCTGTATAACTATAGGACTTATTTTACATTTCTCTCTTAGAGTAACTAAGTAACTAGAAAGTAAATCCATTTCTTGTTTAAGACTATGACCAGGTTGTGGTCGAACTAGACCTATATGATCAAGTATAACATTATATATAAGATTTGGATTATCAGGATAATATTTAAGTCGAGTTTCTGTTTCCTCAAACTTTCCTATTTCTTCTAATCTTGTTCTTAAAATGGCATATACTTTGTTAGCATTAACTGCTTTATCATATATTTCCAATTTTTCACTAATCTTTCTCAGCCATGGAACACATTCTTGTACTAAGTCATAATGTTCGTCAGACAAGATATACTCTTTCTTTCTTGATAATATCTCTTTATAAGATAGCTCTATTCCATATGTTTCAAATATATATATGGCTAGTAACTTAATATACAAAGAAACTTCATTCATCTCCAAACTGAAATAAAGTACTTTAAAATCATCATTGTCTAAGTTCTCCATTAATGGTTTATAAACATAGGCATATAATGCGAAAGTAGTTTTTCCAGCTCCTGAATTTGAAAGAATTAAAGTATAAGTTTCTTGGGTGACTCCATCAATAATACTCTCTAATTTTGGAAGTCCAAAAGAAATTCCATGATTTAAACCTTTTCGACCTTTGTCAATCTCAGCTAATATTCTATCAACAATCATAACAATTTTAAACTAGAATTAGTTAAAATGCCATCTTTTGCAATCAATTCCATATTAAGCCAATCATTGTCAACAATAAAATCTCCAAGATTTGTAAAGTTATATCCACTGTTTTTACCTTCTTCAATAAGACTAAGTATCTTTTTATGCATTTCTGGTTTATTTCTAATAGCTTTTCCGTAGGCTCTAAAAGCATCCTCTAAAGAATCGAATTTTTTACTTACTCTTCTTAGTTTATACTCAGAACCATTCACTATTGTAGATATAGGATATGCTTCAAATAACTCTTGTCCCATTTCGAAAGAACTCTTATAAAAGTCTTTTACAAGATTTTTATTCAATGGAATATCAATAGGATTAAATGATTGCCCTTTTTCTGGAATTTTATACGATTTAAGTATAACTCCAGCTTCTTGAAGATTTACCAAAAGATCACGAATACTTCCTTTAAAACGAGAAGTAAAGTATGTCTTTACTGTTTCTGGATCATCTCCATTTTGAGCAATTAATAATATTTCCAACAACATTAATTCATTTGCGTTAATATTATATTTCTCACAAAATATTATTTGTTGTCTAAGCACGTGCGTATAAATTAAATCATTTTCAGATTAATCTATACACCAAATCGTTAAATGTTCGTTAGAACTGAATGGATTTAGTTACGCTCTGTTGCTACTTCTAGAAGAGTTGCATAATCAGCTTTAAGCTGCTTAATTTCCTCTTTAGCTTTAGCAAGTTTCTTCTCTGTTGCTTCAAGCTTCTTAGTCAAAAGCTTAATTTCTTTTTCTGTCATAATTAAAAACGATAAACGAAATTAGTTAATTTCTTTTTATAAGTCTCATAAGGTTCTCCTTTTAGTACTTTTAAAAGGTTTTCCTCGTCGATAGTAATATAATTACCGTTCGGATGTGATTTTTTAAACCATTCTTGTTCTACAGTATCCTCTAGAACAAAGGTAAACATTTCTGCAAATTTAGAAGATTCTTCTTTCCTTATAACTCGTCCTGTTCTTTGGATTCCTTGAGTAGCACTAGAATCTAATCCCAATACTATACCCACAGATAATCCTTTACAATCTAGACCTTCATTAGCCATTTTAACTGTATTAAGAACACCAGAGTCTAAAGTAGAAAATTCTTCAATCGTCATACGATTTTTAGCTTTACTTTGTCTACCAGTATAAATGTATCCAACTTTAATTGCATTAGCCATATCAACATTAGCTGAAAAAGTAATTATTTTCTTATCTGAACGATATTTAATAATTTCTCTTGCTAATTCGATTTTTCTCTTGTGATTATTAATAAATTTCTTTCTTTTCTGAAGAACTCTCATAAATGCAGTCGCATGATAAGTAATTTCCTTAAACACTTCTTTTCTTTTTTCATCATCCTTACATATTTCATCTCTATACTTAGCACGATTAACATAACCGTCTTTACCAAGCATAGACATAACTAATGACCAGTTGAATCCAAAATATTCAAAGTGAGCAGTAAATTCTTTATTCATTTGTTTGTATTCATTAATATCATCTACTGATAATATTACTTGATATTCTACATAATCAGAAACCCATTTATTAAGTTTAGCTACTTCTATAGAAATATTATCCACTTCTGGACATTTCTTTTCTATTAAAGAGTGCTTACCATCAAGACGTTCTATTGTTGCAGTTAAACCTAAAATTAATTTATACTTAATAGTTTCAAATAAATGACTGAACGAATCAGCTGGACAACGATGAATCTCATCAATTATTAATAAATCACAATTAAAATTATGTTTACTTGCAGTATTAATAATAATTACTTGTGTATTAAATCCTAATCCGAGATTATCTAGAATTGAAATCCATTGTTTTCGTAAAGTATCAGTAGGAACAACTACTATTATAGACATTGTAGGATATTTCTTAAGTAATATCTGTATAATGTTAGTAGCTACTCTGGTTTTTCCGTATCCAGTGCAAGCTACGATAGTTCCTTTGCCTTTACTTTTAAGCCATTTATTAACAGACTCTTTCTGACGCTCATCACGAGTTATAGGAGTGAACAAGTCTATCATATTGCTCTAGTCACATCCCATCCTTTCAATTCAGCAATTTCTTTAATCTCCTTAATCTTATCGCTCCATTGTTTTGCTTGATCTTCACATCTATTCTGGAAACGATAGAGGATCTTAGTAGAAAGAAGTCTTAATTGATCAGATGTTAGGTTAGAATATTTATCCTTCTTGAGCATAAACATAGATTTAAACTCTTTGTAGCTCAATCCTTTATCATTAATGAAAAGAAAGATCTCTGGATCGATCTTAAACTCACGTCTAACCAAATCTAATCTGTTAACAGCCTTACCTGTTTCCGGATCTTTTTCATATAACTCTTTTTGCATTTCTTGCTGGGTAAACCAAAAACCCATCTTTGTAATAAAGTTCAGAGATATGTGGGAGGAATCAAATACTCCAAGAGAATCAAGACATGCATCCATCACTAAACTAATAGGAATCTCATTAAACTCAAGTGGAAGTCCACTCATAATAGTTTCAATAGGATAAGTCTTAATAGTCTCGTTTGTCAAAGTATCTTTATTATTATTTATAATAACTTTGATACTCTCCAAACATTTAGTGTTAGTGTACTGTCTCTCAGCTCTAAGCCATCTAATAAGTAGTTCCGCACGACATCTTAGAATCTGGTCATTAACTATCTCAAGAAGAGTAAGTCTACCAGGATTCTTAGAATCTTTATTGTAAAGCATCTCGTTACAATGCTCATAAAACTTTCTTAATTGCTCGTATGTTGCATCAACAAGTTTAAGTTCTTTCTGAACTCCTTTAATTTTTGGATATTTCCAAACATACGAATTAATGTCGTTTGCTTTGTTTTCCAGTGCCTCCTTCAGTTTATCTCCAAATGCTGTAGTCATATTTATAATATAAAATAATTAAATTTTAATCTATTATAATCTGATCCGTTACAAAAGATTCCTTTTTCCTTATGAATTTCATGAATATTACATTAGTATATTTATAAGTATTGAAATCTTTTCCATCAAACCATTTATCTATACCTGCTTCTACAAATCTAACATTAAGATAACCTTCATCTCCTAAAGAGAACATTGGTTGATCCCAATTAGGAAATCTTACACACATTACAAATCTTTCGTCTTCTGTAGGATATTCATAACGTTCAAATACATAAGTAGTATATCCCATTCCATCTGTATATTCTGCTACAAATTTTACGTGATATGTTACTTCTTGCAAATTTCAAATACGTTAGAATTTTCAAACATTTTACATCCGTAAGCTGCAAAATTTGATTTTAACAAATCCATTTTTTCCAGACATGGATATTTTAAACATCTTTTACAACTACGTTCAGGAAATTTATAATGTACTCCGTTTTTATCTTTAAATATTACTTTACCAATAGGCATGTTACAAATAAAATACAGGTACCTATCGCACCATATTTAATGATGCGTTTCTGTTTATCTAGTGATTTTTTGAGTTTGTTTATTGACTCATTTTGCGTATTTATCTGTGAAACTCTAATCGAGTCAGTGTGTTCCCAAGTTTTATTAATCAGTTGCAGATTACTAATTTCTTGATTTAATAGAGGTACCTTTTTAGATAACTCTTCGTGTTCTAGAAAAATCAAATTTGCTGTTTTAAGCTCATTCTCTGTTATTGTAACTGTTAATGTATCTTGAGAAAAACTCTTTGTCGTCACTGACAGAATTAGACATAATAATAGGAATTTTTTCAGCATGTTCTTTTTCAATATATTTTATTTTAGTCGTGATAGAATCATTTATTATATAAATACTGTCTCTAATTAAAGAATCTTTTGTTACTGTAATAATAGTAGTTTTAGTTTCTTTATTATCGCATTTATCAACAATAAAACATATAATCAGACATAACAAAATTCCGATTAAAACTTTAGTTTTCATTCATACACTTAAAAATCTTTAAGCATTTCTCAATATCAGCTCCACTTAGAGCTAATGTTATGATTTGCTGTTCATCTTGTGTAGCCTCGTCATACAACTCTTTGGCAGCAACCTTCATTGCATAACGTTTGTAGGATTTAGCATATCCTGGGAATATTTTCTCGGGATGAGATTTTAAATATTCAATCTCTTTGTCCATCAGTGTCTGTACTAAATCAGAACTTATAATTCCTTTCTGAGTAGAATACAATACAGGGATAGCTTTATTTGCTCTATTAAAAGCAATTTGTTTTCCTACCTCTTCATCATACTCATCTCCAGGACTACAAATACTGAAACCAATTGATACTGTTCGTACAACAGAGTTAAAGATGTCTTCATCTTCATCTAATCTGTTATCATCGTTTACCCAACCAACCATAAGGTCAGAAGATTCAGGTGTTTTACTAACAGCACAAGCAGTAATTACGTGTTGCTGATTTTTGAAGTCCGTAAATATTCCTACGCAATATTCTACAATATCCTTCTTCATAACTTTTTATATCCGTTATTAATTAAAAATTCTTCTGGAGCATATTCTAAATCAATATATCTCATCATAATATGATCTTTTTTCTTAAGTTTATTATTTTTAAATTTAAGAGGTTTATCACTAGAATAATAAGATTCATCAACTAGATTTGCTCCTTCTTTCCAAATTTTGTAAACTGAAACACAATAAATAAATTTATTGCTAACTTTAACTTTATTGGTTTCTTTCTCGTACAAAGTCATACATAATGTTTTTCAATCTGTTATAGACTTTCGTGTTATTTTTAGGTTCATATGTTTCATTCCAATCCATAGTGTAATAATGACGTTTCAGAGAAGTAAGAGGAACATTCTCATACTCACCTGCTATATCAACTCCAATATTTCCTGAATTTATATATAAACCTTCTGTTTTAATACAATAATGGTATTGGCTTAAGTCAATATCTTCAAACCTTAAAGGTAGATCATCATCTCCATAAATTACAACGGTATAAGAATACCCAAACATCTTTAACAATTTAGCTATATAGTATGCTACTATACAACATCCTCCTCTATTTATCTTATATTCATCATCAAGAAGTTCACACAATTTATTAAATCTCCTTACTAAGATTCGTAATTCCGAGTGCTTCTTTCTCTCTAATAAATTCATTTAAATATTCTTTTAAGGTAATTGTATCAGGATGTTTTTTTCTTATAGCATAATGAATAATTCTTTCCATTGCTACTTCTAGAGGATAACCATATCCTTCAATTTTAAATTCTTGTCGTGGATTTTTTCCTCCTACGTCATAAAGTAATTCCAAATCAAAACGATTCGAAGCTTCATTAACAGGAGTAAGTTTATAAAAACTACCTTCAATCGTTGTCATATTTGTCAATTAAAGTTTCAAGGTAATCTGCTCTAGCTGAAAGTGCATCTAATAATTGTTGTACTGATTCTGCGTTGCAAATTGCATCGTAAGTAGGATGAAATATACAAGGAGCTGGATATTCACGATCTTTTTTAGGAAGTTTAAAATACTCTGTATCTAAAGAATGAATACATAAAGTACATTTTCCATTACATCCTCGACATAACGGACAACTATATTTATGTCCAAATCCTGTAACATCTCTTAGAATTTCTTCTGGATCATCCCATTCATCTTCACCAAGTACATTTTCAATGTCTTCTTTTTTTACAGCTCTGTAATCTTTTACAAGTTTTATAGCTGCATCTAGATTTTCTATCATTTTACTTTAATTGAACCTGGTCTAGTTGTTGCTTTCTTATATAACTCTGATTGTTTATCCCACCATGCTTGTCTGTCTGCCAATTTTTTCTTTTTGTTCTTGTACTTCATAATTAATCCCACCATAATTGCATTTTATAAGCTCTCATCTTATTATACAAATACCAAGCTTTTTGTTCTCTTAGACCATTTAAAAGTATTCCATCATTAATAGGTGGATTTACCTTTAAAAATCTACGACAATTTCTATCATTTGTATAACCATAATAAAATCCATCTTTATAATTAGAATCTCTACCAATAGCGATTCTCAGCAATTTGATTGCTAATTCAATTTGTTTTGCGTAAAGCTTAGCATCTACAGAATATGTTTTGTCAGAATTAAAAAACTCTGCCATTTTAGTTAATGCTTTTAACTCATATTCTAAGATATATCCATAATCAAATGGTTGAAAAATGGATGCAACTTTACACAAACTTTTATTCTTGCTTTTCATTGGCAAAAACGTAGATGTCAATTTTACATGCCGCTTTTTCTATGTCACTGTCAAGCTCCATAATTATTTTAGCATCTTTAACTAAAAATGTTTCGCCAGGCTCTGGATCTTTCTTTAAGACACATACATAATACTCTTTAGATAATTTTTCTTGAGCGTATTTAGTAAGTACTAAATCAAAATACCAAGAATATCCAGCTTCATTAGTAGATGCATATTTTAGTCTATCCATTGTGATGCTTGTACTGCCAATTCATCGGCGATGTTATTAAACAAATTATCTTTATGTCCTTTAACCCAAACAAATTCGATTTTGTTTCCTAATTCTGAAACTCTTTTAAATTCAGAATCATATTTGTTCCATAATGATACGTTCTTTTTACGTTGCCAACCTTTAGTTGCACAACCGATAACATACTGGGAATCAGAATAAATAACAATTGAATTATAAAGTTGTTTAATCAATGATAAAGAATATATTACAGCTAACAATTCACATTTATTATTAGTTGTATTTTTAAATCGTTTATTATATTCTAAACATTTCTTTCCATCTTTTACAAATACAATTCCTATTCCTCCTGCTTCTCGTGCTGAACTATATGCCCCATCGGTATATATTTCAAGCATCATAGTCACAATAAACAAAAGCCAATGATAGGTAATCTCCAACTCTAGTCACTTTGAATGGACCAGATGCAATCGAACTTAATCTTTCATCTACGACTCTATGTAACAAATCAGAAGCCATTCTTTTTAGTAAAGAAGGAGTTGCCGTATTATCACCAATCGTCCAAGAAGTACGATCAATAATTCTTTCACAATCATCATCCCATACTGGAAGTAGACATTCATTCATTACACAACTAGTAGTTTCAAAGTCAAATCCGTCTAGAATCTCTTTAATTTTGGATTCATAATCTACTTGTACTTTTTTGTTAACTCTTTCTAGCATAAAGTAATGTTATTAGAATAAAAAAAGTGGATTACGTATTTGTGTATCTGAATACGTATCCACTTTTAGGTTTGCTTTAAGGATAAGCACCCCTCCAATTCATCTTGTTGAGAAGTTAGAGACAACAGTCATCAAGTTTAAAGATAACTTGCAACTGATACACAAAATATTATAGAGAGAAACGAGAAGCGTAGACTAAGTTAAAAACTAAGACAAAGACCAGGAATTACAAACGAAGACAAAGACAATTTGTAAAATTGTGTAATCCCTGCCAAGAAGAAGTTAAATTTAAAACTTATATAATGTCCATTATGATTTCTCGTTCTCTCTATAATAACTCTAATTATTTAGAGATTTTATTGAATATGTCTTGTAAATCAGTAGGAATTTTAATTTTGAGCTTAGATATTCTATCTTTCTCATTAATAACTTTCTCTTTCTGATTACAATAGAAGTCTGAACCAGCTTTGGTCCAATCGACATATTCTTGGTGATATTTAGCATAAGCTTTCTTATATTCCTCTTCGAGGTCTATATTAGCTTTAGCCAGACGATCCTTAATTATTGCTTTCATGTTATTAAGCTCTTTCTCAAAAGCTCTATAATCATTCTGCAATTTCTCAAAATAGTCCTCAATTTCATCAGGATTAACAGTTTCTTCGTAATAATACAAAGTTGTATCTGTTCCAGTTCCTTCTTTAGAAATTGGGTTATTAACTTTATCCAAAAGATCCTGTCTAGCAATGCTAAACGGTCTCTTAGGATGGATAATTTTTCCATAAGTAGCTGCTGCAGATTCCAATGCTAAGTATTTATAATACTCATTAGAATCCATCTGAGCGATGATGTCATCTTCTGTAAGAGGAGTAGGACGTACAGGAGGTTCTGGACAAGGAACTTCATAAGTTTTATTAAGTTCTTGTTCTGCTTCTTTTAAAAGCTGATCCTTATACTTGATAGCTTCTCTTAACCAAGCACATAATGAATTAGCTTCTGTAATATTTTTAATTACTTCATCTATATTATACTTATGTACTCCTTTAGACATCAAAAGTTTTCCGTTTGTTCCAACGACTTGAACGTAAGTATTCACAAAAGACATTGATTCTATTTGCTTCAACTTATTCTGAATCTTTTCTTGTGCAAGATTCGCATAAAAATTTGCATCTGTGCTGGTAATACCAGACTTACTAAAAAAATCTTTCATTTTAATCTTATCTTATTAAATAATTTAATCTCTTCAATATAATGATTTACAACTATTGGTTGAAAATCAAAACCAATTCCAATTTGATATTGTACGATCACCATAATTAGTTGGGATGGTAGGATTCGAACCTACTCAGGCAAAAATGCCAACAGATTCATCGTCTGTTACAGTTCTCCAACTCTGTACCAAGCATCCCAGTTTTT